AAAAGCCAACTAATTCGCAATACTTTGTGTATGAATTAGTTGGCTGATTTTGTAATATTTAATGAATGTCCCTTTTTTGTAATGGGCAGTGTTGGACTTATATTATCCATATTTTTCATGAATATCATATTTTATAAATATCATATACGGAACAAAAACTTCTTTGTTGAAGTTTTGTCCCGTATTGAAGGTTCCTATTCTTTATATAATTCTTAACTCGGATAAATCATAATTTATGCAATATGAATGTTATATGTTGGAAATTATTGTTTGGGTGTGCCATTTTCATTGATTCTGATACTTACACTTGGTTTACCTTCTATCTCCAATTCCACTATATAATATTTTCCTTTAGGAGTATCCACTTCATCGGCTTCATCGTCCAATTCCGCTCCTTGATGTTCCTTTAAAGCGTTTTCCACAGCTTCTTTTACTTTAGCGGGCAATGTGTCATACAGAACCTCTTTAGCAGTGGAAACCCATACGTTATTAACAAAGCAAACTTCCAGTTTTATATCCTGCAATAGGATATCGACTTCCAGCACATGGGTGGTTTTGTCTAAATCTGTTCCAAGCAACTTATATCCTGCATATTTTTCGTTCAGGATTTTGCTCACAGCATCAGGTAAAGCCGTAGGCAGATAATTTTCGGAGTCATCTTCCTTGTCAGCCACTTCTTTCAATAAATTTCCCTTGGTATCGAAATAAAGGTCATATTCTTCATTGCCTTTCTCTACTTCGATCACATATACAGTTTCCATATTCTTGCGTTCGAGCATGTCAACATCATCACGTTTCCAACCATCGTATTTGGTGAGTGCTTCAAATGTCGTTTTCACTTTCGCAGGCAGTGCTTCATAAACAATATCCGTTTCTGTCATTAGCCATACGCCATTTACGTCAAACCAGGCTTCTTTTTCTTTATTGTCTTGATTGAACGTTGCTATGTGATTTGTTCCACGGGTACTCCAGTCATGAGCGATATTGCCGAATTCTTTAACAAAGGCATTTTCTAATTGTTCCGAAACAGGAGCATTGTCATCATCGTCACAACTTTGCATTGCGAAACTAAGTAACCCCATAGCCAGCATTACGAAATACATTTTTAGTTTCATAGTTTTCTATTTTTTAATGTGATTAATTTGTGTCTTTATTTCATTCTCTTAAAATTAGTCATGAATTTGCCTTATCTGCTAATTAAGAACAAAGTAAAATTGAATTTGTTTTTTTTAATGCAGATATTCATTTTATAAAAAACAAGAGGCTTGATCAATTCTTTTTATCAGCAAAGATTTTCCATACACCGGCACTTAACGCAGCACCCACAAACGGTCCTATAATAAAGATCCAAAGTTGGTTTAGGGCTTCTCCTCCTTGAAAGAAGGCGGGAGCTATGCTGCGGGCCGGATTGACAGACGTTCCAGTATAACGGATACAAGCGAGATGAATCAATACCAAGGAAAGACCGATAGCAAGTCCGGCAAAATTCCCGGCTCCTTTTTTCTCATCCGTAGTGCCCAATACAACTAGTACAAATATGAATGTAAAGACTATTTCTGCCAGTAAAGCTCCAGTCATGGAAACGCCTTCTTGACAGGCATTGGCACCGGTTCCCTCCAATCCTGAATTGGAGGTTAATGTCCAAAGGATGGTTGAGCCGATAAAGGCACCGATCACTTGAAACAGTATGTACATGGCGGCATCCTTCCCGTTCATACGACCTGACAAGAGACAACCGAGCGTGATGGCCGGATTAATGTGGCAACCTGAGATTCCACCGACAGTATAGGCCATGGCTACAACAGACAATCCGAATGCGAGAGCCGTACCTATAACTGTAGAAGCCAGATTTGGATCTGATGATGTACACGACAGACTAACTGCTGTACCACATCCCATAAGAACGAGAACCATAGTTCCCAACATTTCAGCAATGTACTTTTTCATAATTCTTTAATTTTAAATTAAACCTGTTTATTATATTAATAAATTACTTTAAAAGGTAATATCACTAAAGTTTTTTTTGCAAATATATAAATAAAAAGATTTGATTGAACAGGTTTGAGATATAATTGGTAAAATACTCTTGGCAATTTCTTGGGATTGCTCCTGTTTACCCAAAATATATTTAGAATTGTTTATTTTTTATTTTAATTACAACAGAATGTGTTAAAAATACACAATGTAATATTGTTTAAATTAGTATTTCGGCAAAATTTCACCAAGTATTAATGTGATTTTAAAAAATGGTTGAAAGATCTGCGAGTGCACAGTGCATGATGATATAGTGACAGTGTATGTGCTTTCTATGGGATACCATTATACCAAGTGAAAAAACGCACGGCACGGGAGTAATCTGGTACTCCGTGCTGTAAAACAGAATGTAATTGTACATCAGTGATTATTCTTTGAGATACTTATAGGTCTTTAGATATTTATTCAGCCTTGATAAATCGCTCTCTGTAATTTGCTCCAGTCGGGTAATGTCCATATTATCTTCCAAATCGTGTAACTTTACTTGCCTGTCAATCGGATTAAGGCGGGAGCGCTTGATGGAATCTTCATAGCTTTCATCCTTGTTGTGGGTAACAGAAAGAATGGCATCTATAATATTACGAGGAAAGCCTTCCATTAGCAAATATTCAGCAGTAACTTCGGTATCTTCTATTGTATCGTGCAACAAAGCAGCAATTCTTTCTTCGTCAGTAGAGCATCTGTTGGAAACACGAATAGGATGGAAAATATAAGGCGCTCCAGTTTTATCAACTTAATAAATATGCGCATCAACTGCGATTTGCAGTGCTTTTTCTAATAATGAATTATCCATAATCAATATGTTTCTATTACACGATTTAAAAATTTAGTTCTCAACGTCTTCTTGATAACACGTTTCATGTCCTTGTCAAGGTATGTATATGCTTTATCAAAAATATTATCCGGTACTCCGTAGAATGCTTCTGCTAATCCTCCAGCAATGCAAGCAATTGTATCACTATCTCCACCTATTGATACGGCATTACGAATCGCATCTTCAAACCCGTTACTTTCATGAAAGCAGATTATTGCTTGCGGTACAGTTACTTGGCAACTTTCATCAAACTTATTGCATGAACGAATGAAGGCAACTGTTTGTGATAAGTCATATCCAAATGTAGATTCTAACCATTTTTTTACATCGCCTTTAGTGTGTCCGGTGCGCAATAAGAATATTGAACCTGCAATAGCTTGTGCGCCTTTGATACCTTCTTTGTGATTATGAGTTACTTTTGCGCTTTTCTCCGCTTCTTCAAGAACCTTTGTCAGTGAATTATAATAGAAACCAATTTGACTAACACGCATGGCAGAACCATTACCATAACTGTTATATGGTTGTGGATTATTACTTCTCCACCATCTTTCAAAGGACACACCGTAAGAGCCTTTGGGGTTCGGATATTTCCTGCACCATTCCAACAGCACATCTTTATAGTCTATCTTCCGGTATATAGCATCAGCAATCGCAATAGTACAAATGGTATCATCTGTAAAACTGCAATCTTTAGTAAACAGTTCGAATTCTTTAGTATTGATATTGTTAAATTCAAAGCGAGAACCTACAATATCACCTATTATTGCTCCAATCATAGTGGTATTATTTATGTATAAAGGTAAGAAAATTATTTGATTTGGCGAAATATAGTATCTTATATTTCCTCCATATAGATATATAAATTGCCGAATACCTTCTTATCAACAGCTTTGATTTTTGTAATTTTAAACTTGGAAGATTTGTTGAACAATATTTCTTTTTCTTCCTGCATATCGGATATAGATGATATGTCCACTCCATTTTTACCTTTGATTTCAAAGATAACTTTATACTCTGTTCCATCGGCAAAATCCTCTGCTACAAGCTTATTGGCGGATGTTGACATAAAGCCGTTCTCTATGTAGTCATCGCCTTTCTTTAAAGATTTCAGTTTGTCAAATATTATTCTGTCAGCAGTAATGCCACGATAACTTGTTCCAATACACTTATTAGAAAGGTTAATGTATTTGCTGATACCATCAATGACAGAAAGCGTTTCTTCATCAAGCTGCTTTCTTTGACCTCTTAAATATTGGTTTATTCTTGGATAGTACGAACCTGTATATTTGGAAATAGCCTCAATATATTTGTTTTTATCTTCTTTCAGAAAAGATGGATTATCTTTCAAAAAGTATGGAAGTGTACCTTGTTTCTTGGCATTATCAATTCGTCGCTGATTATCGAGAACCCACTTCTTGAAGCTGTCCGGCACATCTTTCACTTCGTTCACACTTTCAGTACTTGCTTCACTACGTCCGTCCCATTCCCAAAATTCTTCTTCTGTTTTGAGGATAGGAATTTTATAGCATCTGCAATTAGACCCCCAAAAGCATTTCCCATTGCGACGGATATACATGATATGGTTTTTCTCCAGAGTAAGGTCATATACAAACCCATCGTAATGTTGAATCTCTTTATGGAACACTGTCGCCGTGACGGAATAGCATTCACGGATTGAATAACAATCGTAGTTTGAAGTTATGATACTTCCGTTGCTTTTGTGCGACACTCCAGCCTTGTTCACTGAAAAGGACGGACGATTCCCGGATTTCAGAATAAGCTCAGACAAATCCCCTGCCATACGTTCAGATACGGTAAAATAGAGGATTTCATCCTTGTCTGACTTAAACTCTGTTCCATGATTACCTACAAAAGATTTGCATGGTCGCCTGTATCCATCACAAAGCATAAAGGCATTAAGAAATATTCTGATCTGTCTGACAGATGCATTCTTTATCGCAGACGGTATAAATTTATGGGAACACTTGCCGAATATTTTCAGATAATTCCTTATTGGAGTACTATAAAATGCAACTTCTTGCTTGTCTAAATGTGGCTCAAATCCGATACGCTTCACGCAGTTTACAATTCTGTCCCGTGCAGGCTCACCTTCTTGTTGGGAGATAACAACCCCGGCGTTTCCCATTGTACTTCCGTCTGAAAGCCAATACCCCATAAACTCACAAAACAGGTCAAATGGTATTTTGATGTTGTCTATCTCATAAAATGCAACATCTTCTGACTCATATTCGCATCCTCTATAAAAAGCCCCTTTCCCCTTTGTGTACTCTTTAGCTTGGCAGTTCTTTATCCTGCCATCATTCTTGTTTAAATAAACCATATTATGTTCCGGTGTAACCAAACAGTCCAATGATTTATTGAAAAAGTGTATCATGTCACCATTATATCGGTAACACTGCCTATTCGTAGACTCTACCCACTCAGGTGTTCTGTTAGTAGGATTCAATGACAATATCAAATCATCATCAAATACATCTTTAAACAGTTTCCACCCTCTGTTTGTAAGCACTTCGCTGTCATCGGAATAACAATTCGGGTGCCAACCAACCCAAGTAAAATCCTTGGGATATTTCCCGGCAAGGGATTCGCATACAGTGCAAGGAAACTCTCTTCCGGAGCGTTTGATTTCATAACCTACCACAAAGTCCATTTGCTTCCAACGCTCATTTTCGGCGGTCCGGTAAGCCATATTGATTTCAGACCGAGCCAACCGGATAGAACGGTATTCACAATCTTTTAGATGTTCTGCACTTCCGTACTTCTCTTTGTAGTCTTTTTGGAGCGATGGAAAATCAAGGAGGTGTTTGGATATTTGCTTGCTTAGGGCAACGGCACTTGTTCCTTTCTGAATAGCACAGGAGATGGCGGCTTCCAGTTCCTCCTTGTAAACGGTGGACTGTTGCCAGAGTTTAGCCGATACATCAAACCCTCTGTCCCTGCGGTTCTGAAATGCTTTCAAAGCATCAGAATTGGTTTGATAGAGAACTTTGTACTTTTCTTTATCAATAGTGGCGGTATAGGCTTTCAGAACCTTGTCAGCCATCAAATCTTGTACCTCATTGCTATTCTTCCACTCATCAGAAGTACCACGATAGATAACAGACCGAATATCATCTACGAACTGAGCTTGAATGTCCGCAATAGACTTCTTGGTTTGCGGATAGTCAGAAAACTTGAAGACAGTACCACTGTCGGCATCATATTCAGTATTCAATGCAATCTTTGCGGCTTCCAGATTAAGAGTATCGTATATCTGCTCAACAAGGGCAACATATCTGTTTAGCCGGCTGTTGAGTTCCTGATATTTCTTCTTCTGATTTGGAATGTTTGGTTTTGCCATACTATTCTGTTTTTAAGCTATTTTTTGGAGTGGGTAGAAAAAACATGTGGGGTAAGACAAAAAAGATTGTTCTGTTTTTAAGATTAGCTCACTTTTTTCTTGAACTTGTCACATACGTCACGGTTAAGAAAGCGGCTGGAAGTGAAAAATGGACAACGGCACATGAAGAACTCACCTCTCAAGTTCTTCTCATGTCGGTCATACGAATGCACACAATCCTTGCAATGGTATGAGGATATGTTAGAGGGTATCATCTTTTTTGACATGGCGTTATTCTTCAATTCTATCAGGTGCCGGCATTTCCAGCAGCCTGATAGCCTTAATCGTTTTCCTACCTTCCAAGATAGCTTTGCATAATCTATGGTATCCGTCTGCTATTTGTCCTACTTCATCCAATATAATAGGGTAGTCTAAAGAACAATCACGAACACGTTTGCATTGAAAGATGAAGCTATGAAGCTGACTACACTCAAATGGTTCAACAGTCAGGTCTATATTCCACAATGGCATATCACGTACAGGGTACTCCTTTGCTTTCGCAAAATTATAAAGTGTTTGAGCATTCCATATCTTATTGCCTCTGTGGTATTCACTTTCAGCGAAAGTCATATTATCTATTGGTACTTTCATGCTATTTACTTATTTAGCAAGGTGCGCCAGCGTTACAGACATCCAACGCACCCGTTACACTTTTTACATGTGGCAGATAGGCTATTGAACAATCTCCCAATCATCGGCAAACACATCGCTAATAGACGGAACCCATGAATCAGCACGCCCGGTGTTCTCATTGTAAATAAGGCATTGACTAGTATAGTCAATGAAACCCTTACCTTTCAGAATAAGGTCTTTTGCTGATTGCGGAAGAGATTGCATCTTGGGGATAATGTCGCTTTCTATATGAGCTGGGATTTGCTTGATGACAAATACCCATTTGTCGTTCCAGCCCTTTCTACGGATAGCGCCACCTTGTTTCAAAACGTCTATAGCATCACCGAAACAGATAGGAGTTTCTTCCTTGACTTCTCGATATGATTCTTCAAACAGTTTTTTGGGTGACCAACTTTCATAGCCATATTCAGTACGAGTGTGATATCCCAGTTTATAAGACTCATTCTTTTCTATTTCACTTTTTACTAAGCCTTTACTGCAAGCTTCACCCAATGTCATAGGTTCTGCCTCAATCTGTTTTGTTCCAATATACTTTTTCATATATCTGTAGTAATTTAATTATTCTCCAGGAGTATATGTACCGGTAATAGAGGCAGTGCTGTCATCGGTCAGAGTCGCTGTGCCGGTAATGACTGTACCTTTGATAGTCAAAGCTATTGATTTGATTTTTGCACCGGCATCGCCTTTGTCTCCTTTCGCTCCAGCAGCACCTTGTTCTCCTTTATCTCCTTTGGGCCCAGTTTGTCCCTGTTCACCTTTATCACCTTTGGTGCCAACTACACCTGTATCTCCTTTCTGCCCTTTGAGGTTCTTAAAAGCGAAATTCAGCTTGCCTTCTTTCATTGTTACATCCACAGAAGGTGTACCTACATTCGCATCAACGCTGGCGGTTGCCTCGGTTACGGATGAGCCATTACCACTCGCTTGAGGTAATACAATCATCTTAGCGGCAGTAACAGCGGTAGCACTGACAATGCGAATCATCATCCCGACAGGTACACAAAGGTCGATTACCCGCTGATAAGGACCGTGAAGTGGAATCGCATCATAGGCACTTGGTTCCATTTCAGGCATGTGCCGGTAGATTTTTAGCGGTTCAACATTTCCGTTGTCTATTTGAATTACACAATTGCCTTCAGAGGCGAAATCTGCGACAAATACGCCTTCTTGTTCTTTAAATACAATATTTTTCATATTTCCTATATTTGTTATTTACTATTCGGCACCTTCAAACAAGTTGTTCATCCTTGCCTGTCGGTCCGCTTTGTCTTCTTTTTGAATCTGGTTTAATGTTCCTTTGGGATCATTGGAGTAACCTGCCATTTCGATGGATTCAAGCTGGCTGAATATCGCTTTGCCTCCATTCCCTTTCATACATCTGTTAATCAGCGCGTCCTCATCATTCTGAATAAACGGAGTAATGACATGCTCAACTTCTATATTGTCAATCTCATCAGCCCATGAAGTATTCATCATTTTCAGAAATTCTTTGATGACATTACACTCCCGTTCAAAGAACTCTATCCAGGCACCTGACTCATCCCCGATTTTCAGATGGGCGTCAGACAATATCATTTGTCTGGCATCAAAACCTATGTTACCAAGACTTTTCATGTTTTCGAAAGATAGGTCTGGCATCTGGGCCTGCATGAAGAAAAGCTTGAGCAATGTATCCACATGATATTTCAGAGCTTCTATGGCCTGGGTCCATGAAACATAAGCTATGTCACCGCCATTCTTTAGACGGAACAATCTGCGGGCCTCTCCCTTGTCCTCGTCACCGACAAGTTCGCCTGTCACTTTCAGTAAGGGGGCGGAATTGTAGGCTATCACGTCTGAGTTACGGGAGAGCGTGTATTCAATTTCCTCACGGATATGCTCTAGTCCATAAAAAATAGGAGCGGGGCGGTATGCATAAACTCCGGGAATCTTTTTGAGGATAATCCTTTCGGGATCTGTAACAGCAATCCAGCTGGCTTCCCCCTGTTGTTTCCACTTGTAATGACGGTCAGCGGTATATGTCTCAAAGAAAGTGAACTCCTTATCCTTTATCTTCTTCTTATATTCGAAGGACATGGCGATCATGTCTCCCCACTCGTCAAACAAGGGATATAATCTAACCCCGTCCATCGGCGAGTATGTCTTGCATTTCAGCTTATACTTGCTGTTGAATCCGTATAGTGTGTTGGGTCTCTCTACCACATACCAGATGGTGAAAATTTCACAGGATGCGAAATAGGCATTGCCACGTTTGATGTTTTCGGAATCTATACGGGCATATTTATAGATTGCTTCAATAGCTTTGGTTATCTGCTGGCGTTTTTTATTTTCTTCCGTATTATGGTAGACACGTCTGACGGGAATAGCGAAAGCGAATTCCGTAATACGTTTCACAAGCAGTTTCTCCAGACCAAGATGAATACGCGAAGCCGGCTCGACTCTTCCATCAGATCTTATTTTGTCCTTACGGGTCAGTTTGTCAGTCACGATTTTATGTCTGGAGGGATCGTAATCTTTCAGCGACTTGCTCCATTCCGGCACATCCACTGATTTTTCTTTCAAATCACTGATAATGTCAGAAACAGGTCTTGTACTGTCAAGGATTGTGGTAATTTCGTCCATTGTTATACTGTTGTGTGGTGCAGCTTCGCACCGCTTGTTTTTTATTTGGATAGGAATTTATTCACGAAATATACTTGTCCTTTGCCGGTTACTTTGGTCGTGGTCGTGACAAGCATGGTACCATCCGGCTTGTTGATGGTGGTTTGCTTCAGCTCAAAAAGTCCCAATTTCATAGATTTCTGCGTCGGCTGATTGTAGTAGTCACCTTTTTGACAAAGATAACCATTCTCGCGCATCCAGCTAAACAAACGGTTCTGACCGATATTCACCCCATTTTGTTGTAATATTTTAGCCAGTTCAGCAATTAAACAAGAGCGATGTGAAGTTGAGACAGCATCAGCAAAAAGGACTTTAGGAGCATCTTTTTGGATCTTCCGCTCAGCCTCTATAAGACGCTGTTCTTTTCGTATCAGTGTTTCTTGTGCCACAATAAGCGCACGTGCCATGATTTCTTCTGGAGTGTCGTCCATTTTGGTAGCGATGTAGCCACCTGTCTTACGGATACGTGGCAACACTTCGCTTGTTACCCATTTGCGGAACTTTTTAGCTTCAGGCTTACGACTATCCAATATTGTATCATACAAACCATCCTCATCAACAAAATTTGCCTGTTGGATTCCACCGGCTGTTTCAAGGGGATACTTTGAAAGTACATCCTTATCTAATCTTTGCGCTACCTTACTGGGAATCAAATCCAAAATCTGGCATACATCTGCTAAGCAAAAGAAAGGTTCGTTATTCTCACTCATCGCAATTCTTACCTTTCCGAATTGCTCATTCTCAAAAATTTTAATTGTGTTCATAATGTAGTTCCGTACTCCTTCATACGGTGGTTAGTTACACATAATACTGCTCCAAAAAGAAACCGGATAATACAATACGCACTACCCGGTAACGTGAAGGAGCACGTTAGCACCAAATGCTATGTCGCAAATATAATCATTTTATTTGAAAAACAAATAAAATAAAACTATTTCAGAGGAATATTGCAAAGGATTTCTTGTGCACATTTTCCTCTCAAATAATCTACGGTGATGGCAGCTATGGATTTTGACTGTATAGTTTTCAGCTCATCATATCTGTTAAAAGTGACATCATTATTTTTAAGAATTTCCAATGCTTTAGTATATCCTTCTTTGGCAGAAGCATTAACAAACTTGTTTATTTTCTTTTTCTGCAATATCGCTTCTATCTTATTGATAGTATCGGCAATATGTTCTTCCTGCGGAATGGGCAATTTATGCCCTAAGAATATTGCCATACGGTTTAAATCTTGCTGTTTCATAATTCCTGTATTTCAATTTATGCAACTCACAACATATTTCGTAGAATATCCTCATCACTGACAGCCAAGTAATCCCACGGAAAGAATGTATTGGCGAGGGAATCGAACCAGTCAGGAGAACGTTTGATACGTTTTTTAATCTCCTCTTTCTTTTCTATGATGATACTGCCATTACTCATAAATCCCCAATGTGTTTCCGTTGCTTCTTCCATAAGTTTATCACAGGGTGGGAGAGCGGCACCAAACCCATTTTTGGGATTAAGCCAGTCACGTACCGCCCAAAACAGATAAGCCCTCATGTTGGCGAAGGTGTATTCGCCTGTTATATCATGCAGCCCACGTGCACTCTCGGAGAACTTACAAGAATACACATTTGGGTACCCAAGTTCCTGCAACCGAGATAACACTCCTGCTCCTTCGCCGATAGTATCAATAAATGCTTTCGCACCCTTCTTGTCAAGATATCTGGTTATCATTCCGGCTACGTGCATGTGGTCTGCCGTTCCAGCAGACTGGTGCGCTTCAAACTCACTGACATAGTTGCCATATCTTAGACACAGCACACTGTCATCACGTCCCATGCCGGCAACATCGACACCAATCTTGCAGCTTTTCTTTGGAACAAAATCATCTTCTTGCAGTTTCCTCCAATTCTCGTTGGCGATTTCAATCCATTCGTAGGGGATAAGCACATCTTCCGCCACTTTAGGGAACATACCGAGCACTTTCACACGGAACAAGTCATTCGGCCGATATAGACCGTCTTCCCATTTGAAGTCCCCTTCACCTTCGTTGAAGTCAGCTTGCTGGATAGGTGAGCACCAGTTTTCCACTTTGTCTTTCACCCATTCATAATCAACTTGACCAGGAATAACTATTTTCTTGCTTACAACATTCTCAGCATTAAGGGAACTTAACCTGAATTTGGCAAAACGGTCAGACTTCATGGCACGTGCAGCATATCCTGTGGTCACGTTAGGGTTGAACACTATTAGCAAACGGGAATTTCCCTGCAAATTACCTTCGATGGCATTGTAGATAACTTCTGATATACCGGAGGCTTCCGTAACAACAAACAATGTGTTTACGGCATGGAATCCAGACCATGCTTCCATATTGTCATCAGAACTCTTGAACCCCGTTAGAAACCATTCTTCGTAGTTGGTTCTGATTCCTGAAGACAATAAACGTCCAGGCAGGAAACCAGCATTCCGGAATAGCCTGGAAACTTCCGGTATCATAATATCTTTTACTTGGCGACCGGACGGAGCTGTCATTGCAATTTTGGTATTCTTTACCAATCTTCCGTTAACCCAGCGTGGAGTAAGATACATAAAGCACATAGCGGCACAAGCGGCACAGAAATCCTTGCCACGGGCAGTTCCGGAGGCTACAGCGGTCATTCGGTTGTATTGAACCGAGTGAATAATATCCTGCTGTTCTTTATCCAAACGCGCTTTCAGCACATCGGAACAGAACTTGCACCAATCGTCTCTCCACGCCTGCATATACAAGGCTGCCTTATCGCTCAGATTCATTATTCTTCTATTTTGTCCGGCAATTCTTTTATCAAACTTTCGAATGGATTGACATTGACATCCTGCTCGACACGCTCAACATAACCACGTTTCTTACCCTTTGTTTTCAGATAAAAGATTATCGCAGTTAAATCATCATTATTGATTGCGGAAAGCAATTTAGATTCGACTACATCAATGGTTTCTTCTTCTACTTCCTCAGCACGTTCCTTGAACTTAAGGTCACTGTCCCGCCATTTGTAATAACAGGCTCTCGTTATACCTACTTTCTGGCAGGCATACGAAACAATTCCATGACTTTCACGGAAATGTTTCAAAAACAATTCTTGTCTTTCCTTCTTTCCCATAATTTTATAACTTTACATGCCGATACGTCTTCGGCTTTTCACCAAAGACGCATCGGATATACACTAGTTATCAATTAAAACATTCAATCAAACAAGGACTGCTGTACGCATCCGTCCTCAATCTCTTTCATTTTTTTCTCATCCGGCCTCGGAGTTATATGATCCTTGTCATAGAATCCGTTCTTCTCCAGATAGAAAAATCTGTCCCAACCACATTGGTCGTATTCACCTTCTTTGTAAGGGGTTAATGCGGATTGTTCGGCAATGATAAATTCTTTTTTGGTCTTTCCTCTTTGCTTCCCTTTATGGGTATGGCAGTCAAATACATAATCAGGTATTGACATGTATCTGTTGTCATAGTCTTTCAAACATGTGACAGGATAAGGGAAATCATTTGCATAGAAACCGCAATATCCGTATTTTACAACTTTCAGAAGTACGGTAACAGCCTTTGCTACGAAAATGGATGATTTAGGTGAACTACCGGGTTGCATATCGTCTGCTTTCTTCAATGCGACAATTTCAGTGGTAATAGCCTGATAGTTGAGATTACCTGCTATCATAATAAGCCGTTTCCAAAGGAACTCCCGATACCTTACCATTAACTCATTGGCCAGATAACCGGCTCTGATATCGTCTTTGCCGATTATGGCACGTTCCAATAATCCGGCAACTAAAAACATGTCATGCCCATTTTTGGTGTAACATCCGGCATTACTTCCGACATATTCATCCTTTGGCAATTCTATCCTGTCTCTTGAATTAAGCAGGTTACAGGCGAAATAATCAGCATCACGATTCTTTCTTGTGGCAAGAAGAATGCCGAGAGCCTTTTCAATGAATAGAGGTGATTTGTCCTGCCAGCTTTGTGCGTCATCAGCCTGTTTGAGTGCTACAATCTTATTCGTAACAAGGTCATAACAATCCTCTGCTGAAACACAGAGTAATCGCTTCCACAGATATTTTCTAAATCGTGGTGCCAACTCGTTAGCAGCATAGCAGGCATAGTCTTTGTTGCTCCTGCGTATTGCCTTCTGAATGAGGGATGAAACCTCAAACATATTGTGACCGTTTTTTGTGTATAGTGCATTTGCCATATCTCAATCTATTATGCGATTTCAAATTTTGAATTTGGATTCAATTTAATCAATCTTGCTATCATTTCCTCTGCCGTTTTTTCAGTTCCACAAAACTGATGAAATGTAGGGCGAGCAGATTTCGTTCCATCTTTCTTTATTTTGTAAATAAATGCACCTTTTGGCAAACCTTTTGAATTAATGTACTTTGTTGCTTTCATTGTCTATCTCTTATTTTAAATTATTACTTTGCTTTTCTTTTATAATGCTAAGATACTGATTTATAGTGAGATATTAAAATTTAAATATCTGATTAACAATGAGTTAAACAATGATTAACGGCTTATATATCATCAATGCAAATACATTTTGGTTTATGTGTTATAAAGTCATTGGCAACATTACAACCATAAGCTCCAACATTAGAAATAAGAATCTTATCACCAATATTAGTTGGACCGGAATAATCACGATGGATAATATCATTCTCAATACAGGTACATCCGTAAATGGTAGCGTGTTCGACGTAATCGCTATCGTTTGAAAGCACATTGCAAGGTGGATTTTTCGTATGGCAGACAAAACCGACATCATCACGCTTGCAATCCACAACGAGCATTGTTTTTCCTCTGATAACTTTCTTGCCGATAATGGTTGCAAGTAGAGACATGGAAGTGGAAACTATCGGTGTGCCATTCTCGGTGATAAGCTGCACTTCTCCATCAGGGAACTCTCTTGCAAAGACTTCACCAATAGTTTTGGCATACTCCTCATACAATGGTATATATTCTCCATATTGAGCTTTTAAACTGTCATCCATGCGACCGAACATGTTGCCGCCAATATCAACTATATTGGCTCTAAGTTCTTTTGCATATCGAGCCATCATTTCGGCACGCTTCTTGAAATACGACAGTCCACGAGCATAAGAAATATGACAATGAACACATTTGACTTTTATCAATCCTCTTCGTTGTAGTTCTATGATTTCTTGATAACTTTTGCTATCAACATCAATTCCAAATCTTGAAACTATGCCATTCCCAATATCAAAATTTAGACGCACTCCAATTGCAAGCGGTGAGGTGTATATTCCGATAAGTGAACCAAGCTCACCTACATTATCAACGTTCACTATTCCACCATGATTAGCACATCGTATCTTATTGCCCAAATCAGGGATAACTCCATTGTATATAATCCGGCTGTCATCAAATCCATAGTTCCGTGCAAGCTGATACTCTTTGGGAGAAACAACTTCTGCATATCCACCGATTTCTTTTACCACATTGATGAATTCTTTGCAGTAATTCGTCTTGAAACTGTACCCGATATTATAGTTTGGGTAGTATTTTCTGAAAGCGGCTACAAAATCGGTGATATTCCGTTTGAAGTCATTTTTGTCTGCAATGTATAGAGGTGTTTTCAAATCATCGCTTGACATTAATCTTTGCTGTATTTTTTCTAAAGTCAAATTCATAATACTTTCCCCATTTATTTTTCATTGCACATCTATATTCGTAGTTCTTTCTGGAATCAATGGTGGTTCCTCCTTCATTGGAAGCTTGGATACCGTAGCTGTGAAAATATTTAGGCAGGAGTACAACTCTGTTCATAAGCAGTTCCTGTAACATCATATCAACATCGGATATCGCCGGGTCTTTCAGATCATATCTGGCCTTGAGTGCTTTCTTGTTTATCCATCTTACATGACCGGGCATTCCCTTAAAACAAAATTCCTTGTCATACACATACAAAGCCATTTGTGGATTATCAAAAGCAAGCCCAAGATTTAAATCGTAAAGTAGCTGGCCGATACGGAGTATTTCATCACATGTGCGTTCTTTCCAGTCAGGGTAGTTTTCTGCTGTGATGGCAGTATAATTGTCAAGTCGATAACAGAAACGCTTTATATCATCATCGGCAACAAATATCACATCCTCCGGTGTGTTTTCAATTATCCAATATAGCGTTGACATGAAACTATGTACCTTGCCGCCACATTCAAGCGTGGCATCCTTAGGAATGACAAGCATATCATCTATGCCGGCATTTCTATAAGCATCAGCTTCTTCTTCCCTAACGACATAAGTACAGTATTCAAGGCAATTCTTAGTCATTATTTTATGAGGTCGCTGATATGACATGACGTATATGTTAAACGTAATACCGGGTGTCATAGAACTTTTTCATCTTTAATCCATAATTTAGTTCATATGTGGATGGAATTTCATAACCAAGTAATTGTTTGCATCGCAAATAAACCATATTGCAACCTGCATGACGTACAAACGGGAGAGAGGCATTGATACGCGGGTTTATTTCAAGCAGTACCACCTTGCCGCTCTTCTTCAGAATGAAGTCAAAAGCCACATTACCATCAAGTTCAAGTTCTCTCACAATCTTGCTGACAATATCATACGCCATGTCGTTGGACTGGATTTCTCCATACATAATGGAGCCGAAAGCCATCATGTAGCCGACATAACCGCAGATATGAGTAACTACTCCTTTGTCTGCAAGCGCACTAACGGTGTAATCCAGTCCTTCGATTCTCTGCTGAAGGATAACCTTATTTTTACCATTGTCAACGATGGATTTCAAATCAAGCAAGGATATGTATCTGTTTTCTCCGAACTTGTTGAATAGAGAGGTATCATTGCACTTCTTGTCATCCACAACGGCGAAGCCTTTACCGCCGCACAGATTGTCCACTTTACAACAGATAGAGCTGTTTTTGTACTTGAACATAGAGGCGAAAGCATCCACATCGGAAACACTCTCAGGAATGATCTGTTTGGGCATTAAGCCGGCATAACAACTATAAAGAGCAATCTTATTGTTGGCAACCAGAAGACTGTCAATAGAAGAAACAGATACAAGAATACCGTTTTGCTCAAACTTATCTTTAGCGCGAGCCATTATTTCCAACTCCAATGTCGCTGTAGGCATGATGATTGAAACATCATATTCCTTGCATAAGGATATGAGTGTTTCAACATAATTTGGAGCAGAAATGGGCGGAACCACAAAATTACCGTCTGACAGTTCAGCAGGCGGGAGGTTGGCCGCAACGGAATTTGCGACATATACTTTTATATCAACTCCGTCTTCATTGTTTTTCAAACAATCTATCATTTCTTTTACGTGGATGGAGCAGCACGTAAGCAGTACATTGAAATTTTTCATTGTTCTTTTTCTTTTTTAGGCATAATCTGGGCTTTTATATCATCGTACCATACGGCACGTGCTTTAATCTTACGCTCTCTGGTGGCGTTTCTGGATACAAGAACTTTCTTGTCGTCAATTCCAAGAGCACGGGTCAGATTCAGATGGTCTATCTCGTTACGACATACAATCATCACATAATCGTATTTTTCATAGCGTATCAGTTCCATATCCTTGATCTTTGTTTCTTTGACATTCAGATTTTCAAGGTCAAGGCTCAAATCGATTTTCAAGTCTGCGGTCCATTCAGCCAGCTTGTCCATATCCCATTCGCCGGCATGGGTGTTCGCTTTGATATTAATAGCCTTTAATTCTGATTCACTGTAACCAATAAGGCGTTTGCACAAAACTTGAGTGTCAGGATTCTCCATAAGAATGGAAACACGTTGGTGTCCGGATATGATATTGTTGTGTTCGTCAATGACGATAACGCCGAAATCGCCAAGGTTGTCAAGTGACTCCTTCAGCTTCTCCTTGGCCTTCTTCTTTAATGGTTTACGGGGATTCCCAAACTCTGTCTTAAGTTCGGACACAGGCAGTTCTATAATTTCTATTCTTTTATCCATTGCTTTTTTTTTATAATGAATATATGTACGTTAGGCCTGACAGAGGAAGTACCGATATCATTAAATCCGAGTTTCAGGGCATTCTTCCATGCAGCGGTATTACAGGGATTGATATATTGGTAAACCCCATTCATTTTAGCGATGCGGAAAGCATATTCAAGGATAAGCCGGTTACATTCATAGCCTATGCCTTTACCCCAAAAGGCTTTGTTAAGGATATGAGTGTGAAGTTCTCCAAATCCGTATGCTGATTCATCTATTCTATCTATGAAAACATTGCCGACATATATGCCGTCTGCCAGAACAGCAAAGCGTATACACTCATCACTTTCTGACTGTTCTCTATAAAAGTTGTTTTCTGATTCAAGGGATAGGGGAGAGTAGGGGCTTTCGCAAATAGCGTACTTCCATATATCCTTATCCTTACGCATCCTCCAGCTATGTTCTGCGTCGGATATTCTTTGAGGCCTTATTGTTACTTCCATATTTTCCAGGTTATGTACAACTTCATACATTTTCTGCGTAAATGCCTGCCGGGCATATTTCCGACAGGCTTAAACACAAACTCAATCATTTTTCAAGCTACTCGCAAGAGCACTCATGCAATTTTTCGGCTTCTTTCAGTCGTGTCAGATGGCAATTTCCATCACCCCGTAAATTACATAAGCCTTTTTGTCCTTGTTTTCGCTTGACTACTACTAAGGGTTGCGGGAACTCAAGGATTCGAACCTTGTTCTTCGGATTTTCAGTCCGACGCATAGACCAACTTTGCTAAATTCCCTTGTTAGCTAATTGAAGGAAGCAAGACTTGAACTTGCAATCGGATGATATTCCACGCTGTCAGACTGTTTACGTCCATCCTTTTTCACCGCTGACAGGCGGCTACTTAACAATCCCATTTCTGTCATTCCTTCAATTTAGCTGTTTTCTCTTATTTCTGCCTCAAAAATACAATATTTTATTTGTCTTTCAAATAAAACTAGGCAAAAATACTATTTTTCTACTCTCAAGGTCTCAACCTTCCAACATTTCATCATATGGTCTGTATCTATTCCTATATTGAAGCGTTTACCTATATAGTTTTCGTGCGCTTCTTGTTCTGGGAGGTTAATGGGGGTAACGAACCAGTCTTCATTGCCATGCTCGTCTTTCAGATAGACTTTTACTATCGTTTTCATAATTCCTCAAATTTTCCAAGTTCACATTCTATAATATCAACTTCACTTTCATTGGTATATAAACCATTTTCTTTGGCAGCATCAATAGCAGCATTTTCATAAAGAAATACACCGAAACACACTCTACTTGATTTTGTTTTCCAAATATCAGTTTGAAACAAAACGTATACTTTATTCTTCATCTCCCCACAACTTTAGTGCAAGTTCATAATTCTTCTGTGCCTCATTTACGGCTTTCTTGGCATAAGTAAGAGTGTAGGCGTGTTCTCGTGGGTATTTGCCGGACTTCACACCTTCATGGAATTCTTTAGCTTGTTCCAGCTTATGTTCGTAGAAATCGATACTTTCAGGCATTGAAAGATTGATCGTTTCAGCACGTTTTTCCCAATACTTGGCTACTCTTTCATGTTCGGCAGCCTTGTCGCTGAGCTCAGCACTTTTGCCCATATTGTTCCAGGAATCTTCTATCATCTTCCTGTGCCGCTTTTCACTATGATGTCCGACTTTGATTGGTTCGCCTAAGGAAAGGAAATCTCTATCTTTGTTCGAGCGATTGAAATACTCATTACTCTTTTGTGCAGCCAATGATGCCCAATCATGCCTGCGTTCCGCTCTTTGCTTCGCCCATTCCTGTACATTAAATCCGTCAGCCCGAACGATAGAGTAATAATAGAAACCATCTTTCTCGAAAATCAGATTAAAAACTATGCTTTCATTCTCTTTGCCATACTTGGTTGTAACCTCAATAACTTCTCCTTTTTCGTGCTTTTCATCGCACTTTGCCAAAAATACATTTGGACAGAATTTATAATAAGTATTCATAGTTCTATGATTTATCCGTTATACTTTGCAGATATCTCTTCTGCTTTCAATTTTTTGGTAAGCTCTCCATTCTTGTAGAAGCGTACAGCAACAACTCTCACCGTTTCTGACAAGAACCGACCACAATCATTGGTTAACTTCACTTTTAGCTTGCTTGCCTTGGCTAAACTTTTTGTACGCTTCTTTATTGTGTTTTTGAATCCGAAAACATAATCTTCGGTATCAATCTCAAATGAATATGTAGTGGAATACATCACTCTTTGAAACTCTTTTGTTAGTTCTGTTACTTTGCTCATTTGCTCTCTTCTATTATTAGTCGTTATTATTTCCAAGAAGTTCTTGTAAAGCAGACTTATATCCGTCCAACGCTTGTTGTGTATATCCCAATCTGAATTTTTTATCTGCTGAAAGAGAGTCGTTGTTCAATCCTTTTTCAATAGCTTCAATGTTTGCTTTGTAGTATCTGATAAGTTCTTCTGTTTTCATTGCTCTTTACTTTTACTTGTTATTAATAGGTGTTATTTTGATATTGTAAAGATACAAATAAATAATTGATTTACAATGGTTTATATCTTTTATTTTCATCGTAAAATACTGAAAGACAAAGATTTAACTTTTACTTGCAGAAACGAAAAAGGCAGAACGGACTTCTCCATTCTGCCTTAATGCAAGCAAATGTTCTATGAATATAAAATTAACTTCAAACAAATGTAGGCGTAAACTCGATACCCAACGCACGCGCAATGCGGAAAAAACTTGATAACTGGATATCTACTTCCCCTTTTTCCACACGGGCGATATAACTTTGCTCCTTACCAATTTTCTGCGCCAACTGCTTCTGGGTCAATTTTAGCTCCTTGCGGCGTTCACGAAGTATATCACCATAATACCATGCCATCGACTTCTCATTGAACTTCTCACGAGTATCTGTACCATGTTCCCCATATTTCTCATTAAGTTGCTGGTTGGTTGTTCTGAGTCTTGCCAACTTCTTTTCATCTAACTGTATCATAATGCTAAATCTTTTAAAATTCGTATTGCTTTGGCTATTTGCTTATTGTAATCCTTTGTAGATTTCTTTAAAAATCCGTTAAGCAGGATTATTTTTGTTGCTAAAATGACATTGCTGTTGTCAATTGCAAATAACACAGTTCTGTACTCATTAGAGCCGACTGACACACGCATTTCATATAAGTCTGTTCCATCCAAATGCTTTATATACTTTACAGGCAAGGCATACACCGTTTGTACAAGTTCAAATGTATACTCGAACTTATCCTTTACCCTTGCATTTAGATCATTGTAGAACTCTTCAAATTCCTCTGTCTTGTATATGGTTCTTATATCAGTGGTTTTAGTTTCTATTGATTCCATGATGCAAATATAACTAATTAGTTATAATGTAACAAGCTTTACGCCCTATTTTACACTAAACTTTTTGATTGCTCAAATACTTTTCTGTGATTATTTCAACCGATTTGCTTATCATGGAATCTGTGTCGATTCCTATCTGTTGGTAGAAGTTCTCATTTCCGGCAAGACTTTCACTTGCAATTTGCAGTGTTCTGCGTTCTTCTTTGGTGAATCCGATGCGGAAGGTGCGGAAGATGGATAACGCTTCTTTCAGGCACCCGGACTCGAATAAATTGATTGCTTTTTCTGTTTTTGTTCTCATATCCTGATATTTAGATGTGAATGTATAATATATTTGATATCAAAATGTTATAAATTAAATTACCATCATAAACAACTAATAGATCCCTAAAACAGCCTTATACAATTCAAAATTCTTGTTTTCAACATATTCATCGGAAGCATAGCGTTTAGCTCTGGCATACCACTTATGGAAGCAATCAGAACAATACCCGCAATTAAGGACTGCGATGTAGAATCCATCTTGGCAATTACTGGAACCACAGCTGTCGCAAATTCCGACACATCCATATTCACTGAGCGCGCATATCATTTCGCCACGAGTGGCTTGTATGATCTTGAATCCTTTCTTGTTTTCGTAAACTTTTGCCATCTTTAGTTACTTTGGTTCCCATTACATTAATCTCCTGTCTTCACTTACACTTTCGGCATGAATTCCTTTTTGAATTTCAATATTTCGACCGACATTTATTCCTTCCTTAGCACATAGCCTATCAATTTGGGCTTGTGATTCTCGTGCATTGCCAATCTTCTCATTTTTGAGAAATTCATCTATTTCTGCTTTTGAAGCGACTACCAATGCAGTTACATTACTTGTTTCTTCCAAACCTTGCTTCATGGAAGCAAATTTATCGCCCAAACCAATGACGAGCCATACAGAAAGGATTTCATATACATAGCAAGCGTTTTAGGCGTAATTCCATATTTACGAATACATTCATACTTGTAGTTTGGATATTTCCTTTTCCAGATAATAACAAATTGATGCGCCAAGAATGAAATCAGATACAACACTACTTCTACATTCTTCTTGCGACCAATGATCTGAAATTTATCCCTTACCATACGGTAATTCTTGGGCCTGCTTACAATAAGGCTTCGGCACATATTATATTCGCATACCGTTGATACAAGAAAATCATACCAAACACCGTTGCTCATTTCAACCTTGTAAAGTATCTCTTCTGCTATTACCGGGTTCTCCAGTTTCTCCTGCTCTGGTATATCTTCTTCTGACAGGTTGTACTCCATCAGCAGACGGGCGATACCTGCTGCTGCCGCATGTGCTTCGCCTTCATTGCCTAACGCTTTAGCTGATTCTTTTAGGTTCATCAGCTTACGAAGCTTCTCTAAAATTTTGTCTCTTTTCGTTTCCATTGTAGTTCACCCTCTAATAATCACATATCTTCCGGCAGCTATTTCACTTCTATACTCGACAGAATAGCCTTTGTCTATAAATGCTCTTATGACATTATCGTGCGCCAACTCCGAAATTTGGTGTCTGTCTTTAGCGTCACTTCCAG